TCTGTACTACAGTTACACCTGCATGTAGCCAATCTATGCCATCCATATCCTCTGGTGATGTAAAAATATTTTCGCTTTGTATAAAAGCTTCTGGAAAAGTTCCTTCGGCATACGAAAGAGCAACTTCGCCACCACCTTCCAAAATAAGTGTAGTAATGCCGCCTACGCCAATTGTAATCTCTTCTGCCCATGTGAATGCAGAGTTGACGCCAACCCACATTAATGCAGAATCATCGTTCCACATAAGAGTTGTTGCAAGAGCATTCCACATATCACCAGACGTGCTAGTGTCAGCAGATAGCACACCAACAGTTGTGGTTGTATCCGCTGAACCAGAAATAACCTCTCCATCCCAATTAGGTGCAAAGGAATCATCAAACAATACGTTTTCTACAATTCTATCGCCCATAGAAAAATCTATAACAGCTAACTCTACTGAAGCGTTTCCTGTTGTGTCAACTGCACGAAGCAATACTTTCTGTAGACCGGAAGGCAATGCTCTAATCTCAAATGGAGGCTCTAACAACAAACCATCGTGTAAACGTGATGCTGCGCTCCATTCAGGTGGCTCTCTATCACTTCTAGTATATCTAATCATATAACCTGCAAGGTCATCAGGTTCGGTAACTTGTTTATATCCCCACCAGAATCTGCGAAAGTTTTCAGCAGTATTTTCAACTACAAAATAATCAGGTGTAGGAGGTATTGTATCATCGCCAACAGGAACTATGCATTTTTGTCTGCAAAACAATGCTCTGTTCCAATTATAGCTACATCAGTAGCCAAAACTGAATCACCCCAAGAATAAGTTAATTTAATTGTAGAGCCTTGTAGTACCCATTCTGAATTATCAGTATCGTACTTAAATATTCTATATGACGTTGGTATTATTCCAGTGTCAGGTTGATATGAAAGTGTAAGCGAAACATATGGTTTTTTATCAATAAAAACTAAATTTTCAGATATATCAAGACTTGCCAGTTTATTTGGAACATCGTTCGGAGATACAATATTTCTTATTGATGGGTCATATACTGGAATAGCGTCACTTGCCAAATCATACAATGCAGGAACATACTCAACGCACGTTATAGTTGCAGATTGGTCTCTATTCACATCAATTTGTTTAATTAATAAACTATATGTCTCTCTGCTCGCAGAGTTGAAAACTATCATATCTCCAACACTTGCATCAGGAATTCCTAAGTCAACCTCAAATTGCTCTGCCGGTTGATAAAGAGCTACTGGTCCGCTTACTATATCACCATTTGATTTTCTAAGCTCAAAATAACTAACTTCATTGCCATTTAATGATGGGCTTGAATCAACTATTACAACGTCACCAGAAACACTTTTTACCCTTGCAACAGAGCCACCCGATCTTATGACATCCATTTGCATACCGACAAAGCTTCCTCGCTTGCACTCAAGCCACTCAAGGTCTGTTTTAAATGTTATCGTTTCTTTTCTAAGCGCAGCTTGCTTCAACCAATATCTGCCATTGCGATATGCCTCATCACTTGATGTTAGCATTGGCGCTTTAATATCTTCAAAAATCTTTGCACTATCTATGTCAAATCCATCGTTATAAACAACATACTCTCTCATCTGCCAATCAGAAGCAGGGTCACGGAAGCTAACCCTTACTGCATCTGGTATCTCAGTGTACAAGCGACTACTGCTAAAATCAGATGTATTCATATTTGTAAACAATTGTATTTTTGTAAATTTAGGTTCGTCAAAAATTACACTATACATGTCATCATATACGTCAGGTGACGCTCTACCTACTGCTGTTATATCTCCTAACAACTTATAAAGAGTAGCATTGTAATCTAAAACAAAGTTACAGGTATGAGCCTTAGATTGAGCGCCACCCTCACTTTCAGCAAGTGTATCACAAAAATCAGCCCATCGCTTTAGCTCAGTCCAGTTTATGCGAGCATCTTCTTTTGGACGCTGATTCATAGTTCCAGTTAATATATCTGCATAAACCCATGCAGGATTATCTGTGACGGCTGGAGCATCAAAGTCAACCCCATTATATTTTCTAAGCTTTGCTGCGGCCATACAATTGAGGTTATCGACAACACCATTTAATTGCTCTGTTGCTCTTATTTTCATCTCAAGCATTGTGTGCGTTGCGTAAACCGGACCTAATCCAATCAACCTAAATTCTTTTAGTGCAGTTCCTAGCCTGAATGTTCTCAAGCTTGCATATGAGCAATTATCAATTGTTGAAGTTCCATTTTGTGTTGTGCTTGCTCTATACACGTCAATCGTTATAAAATCTGGAACAGTTCCTATTGCAACACGCACTTCCATAGTTATAGAGAATCCATCTTCTCTAGCTGCGCCTATCTTAAAATCAGTTGTCGTTGTTTGTGTTACTGTTACATCTGTAGGAGGGTTTACTGCTATAACAGTTATGTTTGCATCAGGCATTGCAACGCCTAAATCATCTTTAACTGAAACCTGAAACGTAATTGTTTCAGATACAAGATTTGCTTGGTTGTTTAATCCATATAGACCACCGCCAAAGAATAAATCAAATTGTGCATACTTAAATTCATCTGACGTTGTTCTTGATGTGGCTGTGTTGGCATCATTAAGAACTACATTGACCACCTCAGTATCTATATCACCAGTAAAATATTTTAAATCTAAGACACTCGTTACTGCTTCTATTACGTTATACTCAACTTCTTGATAGTCAGCTATGTTTGTGTCACCAATTTTGATTTCAGACACATCAATTGGTCCGTAACCTAAATCAAATAACATGTATAAATATTGAACGCCACCTTCTGATACAGTATAAGGTTGCGCAGCATGTGGAGGATAATTTTTTACGGTTCCATATATTCTTTGAACAGGCTTATCATATGGAAAGCTATTTCTTGAACCTGCAATAGTTAATGCAGGTGAGCCATCTGCACCATCTCCCATCTCTGGTGCTTCTGGTGGAGGGAAAAACGCATTTATAAAAAGAGAACCAACAATTGTTATGCCAACAGTTAATGCCGCTGCACCAAATCCTGTCATTCCCATACCCGCCGCCATATATGGTGCGGCTACAGCTATAGCTATCATTGCAATAATAGGCAACATATCATCGCCTTGGGGTACAATTATTATTTTTACGTGACCACACTTTTTAGGTTTTACAAATTTGTACATCTCTTGTTGTACATATATATTTCCAACGTATACATGCAAGTATGGTAATAGACTATCAGGTATATCTAAAGCTTTTATAAGGTCAGTAATGCTATCGCCATCTGTTGTAGCGGAGAACACATCGTGTCTGTTTGATGCAAATTGTTTGTGAACTACAACATTATTCATAATTATAAAACCCGATTACTCTTCTCTTCCATTTGCTACTTGTAAAGTCACCTATTGTTGACGACTTTGGTGAACAAAGATTATGCACAAATTGTTTATCGCTAACCACAACACCAACGTGTCTTGGATAGCCAGAGAGCATAAAGTATATTACAGAACCTATCGATGGTTTGTCAACCTTTTTCCATCTTTTTACCTCATTATTATATATATCCGTTATATCTTCTTTACTGCTTGACGAACAATATTTGTCATCATAACGAGGTATCAATATATCGAATTCATTTTTTAATATAAGTGCAACAAGTCCATAGCAATCACATCCGTCCATCTCAAAAGAATGTAATTTGTATGGTATACCAACATATTTTTTAGCCCATTCTACCATTAAAACAATCCCGGAAAATGATTGCTATTATATGTATCAGAAGGCACAATTTGGTTTAAATCGTCATCAGCCATCAAAGTTGCTTCAATTGTTAAAGAGTTATATTTTATCTGTCTTATAACTAAGTCACTTATTTGCTGTTCTATAACGTCAGGCTGACCAGAAAAAATTGTTTGTAATGTAACTGGCATAGGGTCTGTTGATGATCTCAACCAATCAATCATTTCTAGCGTAACGTTATCTATTATTAATCTTACACTTTGCAGTGTCTTTCCATCGTCAGCAGATAAATCAACGTCAACTGGAAAAGCAGTGAATAAATTACCGTTGCTGGTTATATCAACAAGATTATTTACAATTCTTATTGGGTTTATATTAGGTGGGTATATTGTAACCAACAACAATACCGCCTGCTCTTTCTCTCTAGCGGTTATTTGCTGTTTTGCATTCAGTGAACCAGTGTCTAAAGTCATGGTGCTGTTTCCAAGTTAAATTTTACTATAAATTGATTGCCGCCAACATGGCTTGAAGTTGGAGGGTTAGTAAAAAAGTATTCTTTGGTAACACTGGTTAACGGATCGTCAAAATTAAAAGACAAAACTCTCATAATTTCAGTATGATACCATTCCATCAATATATCAAATTCAACGTTACTCATCTGAATATTCCAAGATACAATGTACATTTCCATTTCATGTCTATTTCTTGTATTAGGAAGCCCATCAATGTTTGATGTCAAAACAGAATCAACCGGAGCCTCAGAAAGCGATCCTTTTTGTATACAGCTTGGAACTCTTGTCGGATAAGCAATTGCCATGATTAAGTCCACTCCAAATCGTCTGCAATATCCCATTCAAGACTATCACCTGTAGCCCATTCTGCTGACGTAGGTGACACAGGAGAAATTATATTATATCCAACTATTGATTTTAATTTATATGTAACCAAAAAATGTTCTCTGCCAAGATGAATTGATTCTGGCGGAGAAATAAATGAATACTCTCTATTAACGCCAACTAATGGTTCAGGAAAATCAAATGTTAAAACTTTGTTTAATGTATTATGATACCAATCCATTAAAATGTCTAGTTCCGTTTTTGTCATTTGAATCCGCCAACTGGTAAAAAATAATTCTCCAGTAAAACGATTTCTTGACATTGACTTACCAATATCAACTTTAAAACCTAGGACAGAATTAATTGGCGCACTGCTAATTGAGCCAATCTCAACTAAACTTGGAACACTAGACGGATAAGTTTCAGCCATTATCGTCTACCTGACCTTCTTATGTTGTAAGGTGTCATAATGCTATCAAACCGACCATTTTGAACCATGCTAGAAATTGCATCGTCAACAATCACTTTTATAACGTCTTGACCATTTTCATCTTTTGTTGTTTCAGTCTTTATTTCAGAATTTGAATAGTTGTTAATTATTACATTAGAGCCACCACCGCCACCTGAAGCAACTCCAAGTTTTCCATCTCTGCCTCTCTTTAATGGCAAAATAGCTTCTTCGCCTGCTTCACCCATCACGCCAATACCTTTGGCAAATGGGAATAATGTAGGCTTGCTAACGGTGCTACCAGAGTAAGCAGAAATGCCTTTACCAGAAAATACGTTTCCATTAGCATTTAAAAATCCTGATGCATCACCTGCGCCTATTGGCACAAAGTCACCTGCTCCTCCGGGAGCAATTGTTGTTGTTGAGCCACCAGAAAATATATTTCCACCAAATCCTCCAAAAGCTTGTAGTATAGATCGCTTGATTATAAGCTTTTGTAATTCAACAAGCATAGACTTAACTAGCGCTTTAAATGCTTCCTGAGCGCTCTTGCTATGGTCTATAATCAACCCTATACTGCTATCTAGCAAATCCTCAGTAGAACTAGCATAGAAATCATACATCGTTGAAGTGTTTTCCATGAAGTTTCTAGCACCATGCTCTAACCCTAAATGAATTTGTTCAAGACCACTAAGCTCTCCTGCTAGAGATTTCGCTTTTGCAGTTTGTGTATCATACTCTAAAGTTATCATTCTTAAGTTGCGAGTGTACTCTTGATCGGTCACAACCAACCTTTGTCTTGCAACGCCTAAGTCAATAACTGATTGCTCATACTCTCTTAGTGCAACAGTTTGAGCGCTGAACTTATTTTCAAGACCTTCATTCAATTTGCGTTCTGAATTTTGTATCTCCAAGTCTCTTAAATCAGACAAAGAGCGAGCTTCAAGATTATATTGAATAATCTGCGCACTACTCATCTCACCTAATTTTTTATACTTTTTGTTTAGTGAATCAAGTGAGCTATCGAACTTAGAAACTATATCATTCTGCTCCATAGACAAAAGACCTAGGGCATCTCTTTTGATTACCATAGAAGCTTTTTCCGCTTCAGTGGTCATTTTGTTTATGCTATTTGTTACACTGGTTATTTCATCATTAATATCTTTTAGTCTCTTGGCTTCTAGTCCGGCTAACATCTTATCGCCTTTGCCTTGAGATGTTCCTTTAGAGTATTTGGAAGATTGACCTAATTTAGCTTCTACTTTACCTGCTTCAATTGCGGATAAAACTTGCTCTTTTATCTTTGCAAACTTTTTCTCAATCTCAAGTATTTTATTGTTATGAGATAGTTCAGATTGAATTGCATCAAGATCGAATTTAGTTTTAAATCCTTTTAGTCTTAATTGAGCATCGACTCTAGTCTTGATTATTTGCTGAGTTCCTTCTTCCTCATTCCTATTAATCGTTTCATAAAGCTCTTTAGTTTTATCTGCTT